GACAAATTTTCTATGAACATTTGCCTTTAGCGGTCCCGGACGGTATATTGCCGTTAATGCGCCAAGCGTTTCGATATCAGCAGGTTGTGCATCTAAACAAAATCTACGAGCACCATCTGCAGTAAATTGAAATACTGCTGTAAAGTGCCCTTCTCCGTAAACATGCTTCCAAACTTTTGAATCATCTTGCTTGTTATAACGACAATTTAGTTTATCATCAAAATAATCTCTAATTTCTAAGAATGTTGGGGTAGGATTACCCTGCTTTATGAGTATACGCTTGATACAATTCTCAACATCTTTCAATAGCGTCAATCCTAAAAAATCAAATTTTAGAAATCCGTTATCCTCAAGATGTCTAAAGTTCATGCCCTCAGTCCAGGGTGTTTGTAACTCACCTCTCACGCTGATCAACGGCATGCATGTTTCTATATCTTTTTCAGTTGCAACAATAACACCGCCAGCATGTCTCCCAATACTCCTATTTTCCATAAATAATGTCTCAACATGTTTGCTTACATCTGGATATTGCGTCATAAAATCACGATATTTTTTAGAGTATTTCATACAGTCTGCATGCTTTAATACAAACACAGATTTTTCTTCATCCTCATTACGTGCATGCGGCATAACTTCTTCTTGAAGACCATTTGAAAGATTGTTTACTTCACCAAATGGGACACCATAAAATTTTGATATGTCTTTAATAAGTGATTTTAGTTTTAGTGTATTGAAATTTGACACCGGGATGACTGCATCTTCACCAAATAATTCACGTGATGCCTCAATTAATGCTTCACGATCACCAGCATCCGTATCAATATCTGGCCATGATACTCGATGTCTACCTAAAAATCTAGACCATAAAAGTTCGTAAGGAAGAGGATCAATTTGTGTAATACCAAGTAAATAATTTACTATACTACCAGATCCGGATCCCCTTCCAGGGCCGAAAAGGGTTTTTTCGCGTGCCTTCTCAAATATCTTGTACATTGCTATAAAATATGATTCATGCCCAAGAAACTTAATATCTGATAATTCCTCCTTGGCACGATCAATATAACGCTGATCTTTATCTAGTCCCTCGCTAATCAAACCTTCCTTAACTAGCTCAACAAGCATATTAAATGCAGGTTTTTCTGTTGACCCAAACATGGGTAACTTAGCCTTAGTATCTATCCAGACATCTTCGCACATATCCCATGCAATATCATGTGTCCTATTAATTGAGTCTTTTACATCATTTTCATAACCTTTGTAGAAATCATACTCATTATAGTTGTCTACAAATCCATCCCACATTTGTTGTGCATTCTTAGGATAAAGTAGACATTTTAATTCTTCTTTCTTTGGCAATATCATCTTTGCTGGATCATTACTAAACCAGCCTATTTTCTTATACAGCTCACGTGCTTCCCACTTATCTGGTGATGGGAAATGAGAATCCGCAGTTGATATAAGTTTTACACCAGTTTTTCGTGATAAATCAAGTAACATACGATTAGTCATTTGTTGTGCTGTCAATTGATTAAATTGTAATTCTAAAAAGAAGTTCTCTTGGCCTACACAATCAATAAAATAATCTGTCATATTTTCTAAACGACTCATAATTGTATTATATTTGATCGCGTCATTTAATAGATCAGGATGGAATTGATTAAAAGTCAAGTCCTTAAACTCATTGTAAATTATACCCGATGCTAAGCCTCCAACACATGCTGTTGATACAACTAAGCCGTCACCATGCTCTTTAAGCATTTCAAAATCAATACGAGGAAATCTATAGAATCCATCCTTATAAGATTTCTTAACAAGTGTAAATAGATTAGCTAATCCTTGCCTATTTTTTGCAACAACAACTAAATGATAGTATCTCTTCCAAGCTGGCTTTCCTTTTGAAGATCCTTTTGTTTCAGATTCGTCCTCTAATACATGACCACCTGATTCTACTTCCTTTTCAGCATCTATAAAAATAGGTGCTGTAGCTAGCTTCTCTTGTTTTTTAGCATTTTTTTCAGCCTGTACTGCTTCACGATGTGCATTATATTGATCCTTCCAAGTTTTTAGGGAAGGTACAAAATAAAATTCAACACCGTAAAGTTGTCTATAATCACGACCATTCTTTTTTAATACTTCTGAATGCTGATGTGCGTGTGCTAATCCGGAGCCTTGACCGTGGTCAGTCAATGCCCATGAATCCATTCCCTGCTCTTCACTTGTAATAAAATTAATATGATCTTTTGGATAACCCAAGCCATCAAATGTGCTAAATGATGTATGAGCATGGAGGCCTGTAAATTTTGTTGGTGGGATGATGTTCTTTAATGACATTTAAATCCTGTGTTGATAATAGAATCTAACACAGTTTACCTATACAAGTAAAGGCTTTTTTTAATAAAATTTTGTAAGATCAACACCCTTATTTTTTGCCTCATCTAAATACACTAAAGGATTATATGCTATTTTTTCTGGATCTTTGAAGTTTTTTATGATACTGCTATGCGACCTACGTAAACCATCTTCTAAAGTTATTTTTGGCATCCATTCTGTATCAGTCCTGAACTTTGCAGTTGAGAGCCTATGGTTACCTAAGTAGTCTGTTTCCGGCTTCCAGTCAATAAGTAATTTTAAGTCCTGGCCTGAGATTCTTGACATTAAATCTACAATCTCACTTGTAATCAAAGGTGTTTCTGCAGCAATATTATAATCTTTGCCGTATAACTTCATTTTGCAAGCTAGTGCAACAGCATCACAAAAATCCTCTACATGCAAGTAATCTTTGTATTTAGTAGGATCTAAGAACATATCAATTTTCTTTGGAATCATACTAGAATAAAAAGTTTTTGCCATTAATGAGTTCATATCACCTACACCACCGTATGCAAATAAAGGCCTAAGAACTATCCATTTTTTTGCATTCTCAATAACGTATTGTTCTGCCCATAATTTTAAATTACCATAAAATGTTGTTGGCCCTGTAAGTGAATTTTCATAGATTAATCCATCTTGATAAATTTTTGTATCATAAATTACAGTTGTTCCAAGATAAACAATAGGAATGTCAACTTGATTTACAGCTTGAACAATATTATACGTTCCTGCTAGATTAGTTAGTGTTGCTTCATTTGGATCCAGCGCGACTACGTCTGTGCCAACAACAGCAGCATTATGTATAACCATATCAACTTTAAGTGTTTCAAATACTCTCACCCATTCTTTAATATTATTTCTATGCACACACATTTCATCATTACTATTGACCTTGGCAGGGTATGCTATTCTTCCATTTTTATTTAAATTTATAAATTCAATATCATGCTTAAGCAGAGACTTGGGTAAATTAGATGCTATAAAGCCTTTTTCACCTGTAACTAAAACTCTCATTATTTTTTACCTAAAAAATCGTATCGCTCATATGCCTGTCGGCGGAGATCTTCAATTTCTTTATCTATAGATTTAATAATTTCTAGAAAAGTATTTTGACCACCTTTTGTGCCGTTTAATTCATCCCGCCTTGCTTGATATAAGAAATCCATTTCATTATACTCAAATTGATCAGAATCTTCATCAGGAAAATAGAGATTTGTACCTGTACCGGTACGTGCTGTTGAAATATAGTACCTTGCAGGCGTATGAATATCAATACAGTCAACAATCATCGGGTATTGTCTAACTAGTTCTAACCACATATAATATGCTACAACATTATCTTCAGTAGGCTGAATTTGTTTGTCTATTCTTGTTTTAATAAATCCCATTACATCACGAATATTTCCACGTGCCCAATAAAATGTACTTAAACATTTAGGTAAAATATGTCTAGCATCCATAATTGAAATTTCTTTTGTATCAACCATATCAGCATATAGTTGTTTGCCGTCTTCAACAAGTTTTTTGTAACGTTCATAGTATTCTGGAGAATTAATGATTCCATGCGGTACAAGTGCTGTATCATCACGTTGAGATCTATCACCTGTACACTGTGCTGAAAAACTAAATGTTCGATGTCTGATTAAATGCGTAACAAATTGTGTATCAATACCGTCAATAGTAAATGTACAATTAATTGTTTCAAAAGCTGTTGGAAGTAGCTTGCCATCAAATAACATCCATATCATTTTATCTTTATCATAGTCTGACAAATCATTAGAATGAAAAGGATCCTCTGCCCATGTAGCTGTACAAAAATCTGGAATATAATTTCTAAGTTCTTCTATAGGCGGACAACTTACTAGTTTTACTTTAATAGACTCTAAATGATCTATAAAATCTGTATTTACAGCATCATTTATTCCTAAACTTGTAGGTAATTGAACAATTTCTAGTTCATTATTTTTTGGCATTTCTTCTTCTCCATTTTTTTAATTTTACTTCACATTGCATAACTCTTGTTGCCGCTGATGTTGCGACTTCTTTCATATAGCCCTTATTACCAAGCATTATTTCTGCAGTTGCATATTGTACACAACTAAGATTATCTGCCATCTTTACAACTAATGCCTCAACTGACTCCTGATCTTCAAATTTTTTGAATTCTGTAAACCATTGCGGATATTTTTGCTTCATAATAACATATTCTGCATTGGTTACTTCTTGTGCTAGCTTTGGAAAATTACGTTTTACATCATGTGTGACATCTGATAAATGTAATTCTGGTATATCATGAATAAGTGCCATTTTAAGAGCCTCTTCTAAATTAAAATTATAATCATCATACATTTTAAGTACTAGCACAGCAACAAAATAAGAATGTTCTGCTACTGATTCATTTATTATTTTAAATTTATTATTGTATCTTGTGAGTGCTTTTAAAGTGTAGATCTTATCTACAAAATCACTCAATGAAACCAATGTATTCTTTTTCATAATCTGGATTTTCCATTATTTGTGTGACCTGATCTTTTAATTCTTTAACATTTGTTGCAACAGCTCTACCACTACGTGATAACATAAGATTAAAATTCCCGGTTAAACCTTCAGCATAGTAGATTATTGGTACCCCTGATGCGTAAGCAAAGCCTGCTTCAAATATTGTACCAAGATCTTTGTCTCTTGTGTTGCATACCACAAAATCACCATCTGTAATAGCATCAACATTTCCTCTAAAGATCATTTCCTGTTCTTCTTTTGAAGCATCAGGTTTAGCAACAATTTCATCTTTTGGTGAAAAATATCTACATCCTACATCACTTAGTGCTTCTTTAATATTTTCTAAATCTCTAGCTTGATTTTCATTAAACCAACCGCTAGCAATATAACAATCGTGCATTTGTAACTCCTTTATCTATAACCATTTAATATATATATAGTGTTAATTGTTCAAAATATATATTTTTTTTAAATAATGCAAACGTCTCCATCACAAAATAATTCAACTTCTGCATCCTCTCCCTTCATTTTTGCAAATGATAAGTTTTTTAATTTTTTAGTTATTTTTTTATATGTTTTTTCATCAATTGCTTCATAGGGCATTTGCTTATAAGCACCAGCATTAGATCTTGGTAGACAACTAATTCCTTTTAATTGATATTGAAAATAATTAAGTGCCTGTTTTAATTGATCTCCTTCTGTATCTGGATCAAATGTTACAGTACAACTAACTTGATTATCTGCCCAATGTCTTTGCATAAAAGCCGCAAGACTAAATTGTTCCCATACTGTCAATTCCTTTGCAGTACGTATTCCTTCACCAACATCTACAGGAATCTCGATACAAACTGTAGAATCTTCAGATCCAAATGCAGGTTCAATTTTATACCCTGCGTCTTCTAGAGGCTTTAACAAATTTGATTGTTTTGAGATTCTTATTCTACGAATATAAAATCTAGATTCAGGGTAGTGAACTCCTGGTGTGGAACCTGCCAGTAAAGATACTGTTCCACTTGGTTTTACAGAAGTCATCTTAATTGACTTTGGAATTGCAAGAAAATCTGAATAGACATCATCTAATCTGTGTATTTCATCATAACCTGATTCTAACCACTGTCTTAGTTCTCCAATACCACGATTTGTTATAAATTGTGCAATTCCACTAACTGAACAACCAATTCTACGATTTCTTAGCATAACTCTATTTGTTTCTGGCCAATGAGTCTTACCTAATGTTACTGTTTTCGCGTACAGATACGCATACTTTAATGTCTTCTTATAGTCTTCTAATGATTCATGTTTATTGGGAAATGTTTCAACTAGACAACACAATTCATAAGACTCTAAAGTTTGTTCAAGACATGGATTACCACCAGCTGCTCTGTGATCTTTATTGTCCTTACCATTTTTCATTCTAGAATAGCCTTGCATATTTTCTAACCAAGCAAAACCAGGTTCACCATTATCCACGATTCGTTTACATACATCAGTATAATCCATACCAAGTTCAGCAAAGATACTATTATTACTTGTCCACCCATATTGATCCCTATGCTTATTAACTTTATAATTTTTTAAATCTAAGTATTCTTCAGAGTGTGGGTCACCAAAAACGATTTCAGCAGTACGGCGCACATTTCCTGCTACTACGCACTTACCAATAAGATTCATTATGTCTACAATTGTTGTTACTGTAAGTGGAGCACCTGCATTCATTTTTAATACTTTTCTTATTGCTTCATGTACTTCCTGTAGAGGTTCGTGACCGCTTGACAAACCACCAAAACCCTTAATTAATTTACCAGCAGGTCTAATTTTGCTGTAATCAAAGTTAACTTCGGGCGTTCCGTGAAAATAACAATCTATTAATGCCCCAACAGACTCAACCCATCCTTCACGTGTGTCAGGTATCACAAATATTTCCGGATCCCTCTTTGTAGTTGGGCCCTTTACCATTATTTTATCTGCGCCCTTAGTATCGAAACCTACTCCAACACCAAGCATGCTAGCATCCATTAAAAATGTGAAAGGTTTTGAGCTATCATCTTTAATTGTTTCTGTAGATACAAATGCACAATTATTTAATGCTGCATATAATTTCTTTTCTTCAGTAATCACACTTCCCATGGCCCACAAGCCGCGACCTGGAGGAAGAAACTTCATATAATAAATTCTATCATACATTTCTTGCGCTGAAGATTGTGCACGCCAAGGGTTCCATCCTAATTGATGTGATTCAATCCAATTCATTTGCATTGAATATGTTCCTTCTACAACTCGTCTTACTGTTTCCCACCATTTTTCATTTTTTCCATCTTCTTTAAGGCGTGAGTATGTTCGCATATAAACTAACTCACCAAGCCCATTAAAGCCAAATGGTGGTTTCTTCCTTTTATACTTGTCTATAAATGATTGTGATAACTTAAACTTTTGGGTCATTAGAACCTTCTCCTTATAAAATAACGAACCATTGAACACAGATAAATAAAGGGATATACACTAATTTGATTTAAAATCTTTGTATTTTTGATCATCTACTTTGTTTGTTGGTTTATAATCTTCATATTTCTTTGCTAATAATTTTCTTGTATACTCACTTCCATTATCCTGTTTTTTCTGCTCCGATTGACCAGTAACTGATGATGAATCATAAATATCTATTTTTCCTATTGATGTATTCATAGTTGTAGGATAGGTCATTCCATCAGGACCAAACCTATTCTTTATAACATGAACACGTCCTGTATTTGCAATCTTATCTGCTATCTTTCTAGATAAAGACATAACAAAATCAGCTGTCATTATTTTTGCATATGATTCTGCAATCTTTTCTGCACCAATTACCTCATCTTCTAATGATGACCTATTTGATTGTGATGCTGTCCAAACAGGTATTTGAAATTCTCCGCTTAAGCCACGTAGATCTTCGTATATGTCGCCTAAAACATGGCGCACTGCAGCATCTTTTTGTGAACTTGAGCCACTTAATAAATCTGCATAATCAACAAGCACCAGATCTGGTGAGTGTCCCATTAATTCAACTGTTTTTAAATGTGTATGTAAAGTTTGAACTGAAGCAGCCCTAGTTGGGAAGTATTTTATAAGCAATTCTCCCTTACACTGATTTTCTATTATTTTTTTAACATCATCTTTATTTTCTTTAATATTTGCAACAGGAACCTCAGAAAATATTGTGGCATATCTCATTCCAACGTATGCTTGATTTAGTTCTAGTGTATAGTGTATTACATTTTTTCCTGCCTTTAATGCATTGACACCAAGTGCTTGTAGAAACCAGCTTTTACCTATTCCGGACGGTGCAACAACAACACCAAGTTCACCACCTGACAAGCCTCCATCCATTATATGATCAATTGGATCCCATCCACTTTTAACAGTTTCTCTAGCAATATCATCTAAAATTGAATCAAAATCCTTAAGATAATTCAATCCAATATCTCTGTGTGTACCAGCTCGCATTGCATTATCAATAACACGTTTTATCTCATCATATTGACCAATCTGTAATAGGTCTACAGACTTGACAATAGCTTCTTTGAGAACTTGATTTTTACAAAATGTTGTAGTTTCATTTTTAACAAATTCAAGATCTGGTGATTCTAAATGTTTTGTAACTTCACGTAATTCATCTATAATAGCATCTCGTAATAAGTCAGTTGATACATCTCCTAATTTTATCTTTAAAATTGGTAAAGACGGCATCACTTTATATTCGTAATAGTACTCTTTAATATTTCTTACGATCCATTGCTTTGCCTCTGTGTCTAAAAGCTCGGGCTGGAGCATATCATATATTGTAACTGCAAATTTATAATCTGCTAATAATGCAGTTATTATTTTTGTCTGAAAGACAGATCCGTATTTTGTTAGTGCATCACTTATTGGCGGCATTATTTAGTAGTAGTTCTAATTGGTTAAAGCTATTTTGTAGCCAGACGTCAGGATTCCTAATTGCGTTTTCTATTGTATCTTCTAGAAACATTTTATGAATCTTGTATTTCACTAATCTACCAGAACCATCTCTAACTTGATCCTGAATAGATAACTTTGCATTTCCTGGGATGTCAACATCATGAAGTTGCATTAGTTTGTAATTTCTTTCTAACAATTCTTTGAATTCAGTATATTTTGAAACATTTAAAAATTCCTCTAAATTAGGCACAATCTGATCTTTCAAAAATGGGAATTTCTTTCGAATTGTTTTAAGTGCCATCCCTTTAACACCATTGATATTGTCAGATTTATCACCATCAATCATTCTATAGTAAATAAAATTTTCTGACTTTATTTCAAATTCTTCCTCTAATCTTTTTCTATCATAAAGTATTTTTCTTGTAGGTGACCAAACAGATATGCGATCATCAACTAATTGATAAAAATCTTTATCAGTACTCATTATTGTTATTTGAGAGTCTCTTAAAATTTGCTTACCAATATAAGCAATAGCATCATCTGCTTCTATATTCTCTACAGACATGAAGGTAACAGGTAAACAACCTAGATATTCAAGTAAACGTCTAAACTGTCTACGCATGTTTTCCGATTCATTCTCATCGGATAGCCCTTCAATCCTGTTAGGCCTCTTAAGAGGCTTTCTTCCGGCTTTGTAATCTGGATAAAGTTTTTTCCTTCTTACAGAACCACCTTTACCATCAAAAACTATAATCGTTCTTGTTGGGCTAAGAGTTCTAATCGCTAATGCAATTGTCTGTAAAAAACCTACAATCCCACCAATATGTTGACCATCAGAATTTGTAGCAGGTGACGCAGCCCACGTCCTGATAAAGTTATTTAAACCATCAATTATCAGGACATGGTCATTAACGCTATGTTCTTTTCTTACATGCTCACCAATTTGAGAAAGTATCTCTTTATATCTCTCACGCATCTTCGTTGACTACTTCGTCTGTAAATTCAACATCATCAATGCCTCGCTTATCATCATACTTCAGGATGTTAGCTTCACAGATTTTATCATAGAGATATTCTTTGAGTCCGTCTATTTCTTCTAGCTTATCTTTGAAGTCTTTTGATAAGAATTTTACAGGAGTACCGTTGTAGTCAATAGTATACCAAGCTCCAGCACCTTGTGCTACCTTAATATTCTTAAGAGTTAGCAGCCAGCCACCGGCATCATCAATACCACGATCAAAATACATTTCGTAATCTGATATTCGCAGTGGCGGTCCGATTCTATTCTTGATAATTTTAGCACGGCATTTATGTCCGATTACATTTGATTCTTTGTCCTTGATCATGCCCATATTCGATAATCGTATACGAGTTGAAGCGTGGAATGGCAGTGCCAAACCTCCGCTAGTCGTATATGGATCACCAAACATAACACCCAATTTCTGTCTCAATTGATTTGTAAACACAAGTGTGATCTTTTGTCTACCAATCATCTGTGTAATCTTACGCATTGCCTTAGAGATTATGATTGCCTTTGATGTGGCCCATCCATCTTTTTCGTAATCAGATGACATTTCAACTTTAGTAGATGCTCCAGCAAGACTGTCAACCAGTATGGTGACGTATTTGTCTTTAGAAGACTCTCTTACTTTAGTTACGATATCTTCAATTCCTTGAAATATATCTTCAACAGTTTCCATATGAAGATACAGGATATTCTTAGTATCAGCACCAATTGCATCTAGAAATTCCTTACTAACGGAAGTTTCTGTATCAATATAAACTGCGATACCACCTTTTTTCTGTGTCTCAGCAAGAATATGTGCACCAAGCAGTGATTTTCCGGAAGCCTGAAGACCATTGATCTCCGTTATTCTTCCCACTGCTATTCCACCATTCGGTCTGTTTGATACTGCTAAGTCAAGTAAAGATGATCCTGTAGATATGAAATCTTTGATATCAGTTGGTGTGTCATCTGATCCATCTAAGAAAAATGCTACTTTTTGCCCTTTTACTTTCGAGTTTAGACTTTCGGCTAACTCGCTAGCAAGGACATCACGTCTCTCGCTCATAGCGTTCTCCTTGTTTAAGAGTTAAATAGGTCGTCAAATGCCGAGGAAACGTCCTCAGTAGCAGCTTGACTATTTGCAGCCTTTGCAGGGTCAGCTATATCTTTGTCATCTACAGGATTTTCAGAATGTAACCAAGCTTCAAGAGCTTTTTGTAAATCGTCATATTCTAATTCTGAGTAAATGTCTGTGATATTCTTTTGCGTCTCCTTGACTACACCCATAACTTCAGTGTTCTCTGTGATAGGCGTCTGATTAGGCTTGACCCTAATAGTCGTCATCGGAAAAGCACGTCCTGTCTCTTCGCTGGTCTTAAACTCAACGACAATATCACGACCTTTTACTGGATCAGTGATGTCACCGTAGTCTGGATCAGCTATAACAGAAAGCAATTCCTGATACACCATTTTTCCGAAGCCCCAGAATTTTACACCTTCATTCTCCTCACCGCGAACGATGACAGGAGCGTAGGTACGCATCTTAGCTTCTATTTTCCTACCAAGTTTGTAGTCTTCCTTATTGCCGGAAGTCTTTAACTTAGTTGCGAACTCCTCAATCGGATCTGGACGACCGAATGAGATAGGAGACAAATAATTCTTCTCGCCCATATCATAATGAAAATACAACTCAATAAATGGGTTGTCTTTATTAAATTTATAAGGTACGATTCGAACTTGTGTCTTTCCTGGACTCGGTTTCCATAGATTTGAAGTTCTTGTGTTTGATTGTTGTAATTGTGATAACCTGGATTTTATTACGCTTAAGTCCATTGTCATTACTCCTTGTTAATTGTTCATTGTTTAATTATTACAGAAATATATATTAGTTAGTATTGTCAAAAATTAGTTTTTTATTAAAAAAATCCCTGCCGTTATTATAAATCAGAATTATCGTTATATAGTAAATTGGGAGCAGCAGGGATTTTTATTTTAGAAAATTTTGGGGATGTAGGGCTTGCGATTACCTACAACTTCTAGCTCAGATTTGTCGAACCCTGTACCTAACACCTAAGAGTTACCTTAGTTCTTCTCAATAGTGGTTAACTATCGTTGAAGCCAGCACAACCTGTTTGTCATTGCCTTATCTCTCTGAGTTTAGATTAATTCGGCCACAAGATGGGATTTCGGTGTTACCCTTACCCATAACAGGGTCAAAGAATCGCTTCTTTTAGTTTTTCTAGAAGTACATTACGTATCGTATGTCTACAAGACCTTTACCTACTCACCACATTCGGCAAGTGGTCAGTCACCACGACATTACGTTAGATTGTCTTATGGCCTCCTTCAGAAAACCATTATTCGACCAATCCCGTACCAGGACGATCATTCCCGGGTACTTTTCAAAATCTCAATTTTCAATAATCAACGCGATTACTCGCGTAATAAAATATATATACTTCTAAATTCTCAAAGTGTGGTTTTTATATAACTTTTTTATACATCAACTATTTTGTATAACTTTGTTCTTACAATATTTAGACCCTTATCATTCGTTAGTAATAAACTATTCTTATATGATTCCCAATGTAAAGAATAGGACTTATCTAACACGCCATCATTTTCTTTTCTTATAGCTTCGTTCAATGCATTTATAGTGTACAGTGTATTTGTTTCTTTTTTGCGATGAATTGCCATCGTCTTTGAATTTTGTATAAAATCTTCTGTCTTCTCTACATTATATGTGCATATTAAAGAATCTACTTCATCAATATTTTCAAAAATATAAATCTTATTAAATACAACATTTGCTGCTAATTTAATAAGATCAACTGTTTCCTCAAAATCGTACTTGCTGCAAAAAGTACATAATAATTGTGTTTTCATTATATTAATCCTTCTAGTCTTGGGTCTATATTATCTGGTATAGAATCAAAATACCTGACCTCTTCGTGTTCATGACTTTTCTGTGGTATTACTGACATCTTTAATCTTGATTGATAAATAAAGAATGCACCACCTCTAGAATTTTGTTTTACTGCAAGTTCAATAACTGGTGTGTTTATATGACTTCCCTCTTTAGTCACTAATATTGAAACCTCTTCTATTGTTTCTCGTATAGCTGCTTCTAAAGGTGTCTCGCCATGATCTACTCTACCTTTTGGTATGCCCCACCATTCAGTTTCTTTAACTAACACAACACCAACATCTGACTGTAGAACAATCCCAGCTGTATCATTACATCTCTCTTCCATCAATATATCCTTTAATTTTATCACTACAATCTTTTTACCCAGCTTAATACGTCAGATAATCGTAAGCCATTTCTTACTAACGTATCTACTTCTTCTGAGTTCTTATATTTACTTTTCATAGCAGTCTCTAATGTCTTGATCATTTCTTTTTTCATTCCAGAAGTAACATTAATTTTTTTATCCTTACCCCAACCATCAACACTTTTAGCAGGACCAACTCCGACACCCATAAATCCAGATGCACCATATTGTGGCTTAAACTGATAATCTAAAGTGGTGACACCACCTCGTCTTTCTATTGCATATACAAAGCTAACCTCAAATCCTCGAGCTGTTGAATTTTTATAAGCATCACCAACCTCTAAGTCCTCATCAGTTAGCTCCTCAAATAATAAATCTTTTAATTTAATCATTTTTATTCCCTTCAAATAAATCCTCAATCATCCATTCCGGGACATGTTTTGCAATGCTTCTAGCACGTGGATCATCAAGATAATCAAATACATCATCAACACTCAAATCTTTATCACGAGCTGTTTGATCTATTTTAGCATGCAAATACATTAAAGCTTTAGCAGCTTTTGGCTCACCTGATCTTTTAACGTCTTTTGCCAAATCCTCAAGCTGATCCATTAGATAATAGCCTTGTATTTTTTTCTTTTCTGTTAGTAAATCTTTTAATTTTATCATTAGAATACTCCTGCTCCGTTTTGTCCTTTGTCAACTATAAATTGCGTGAACCAATTTTTTGATTTTGCTATTCTCTTAACAGCTTCATAAAAATCTTTCTTATTATAATGGCCCTTTCTAGCAAAGGCATTAGATAATTCTTCTAACTTCTCTTGTGTTAAATATATTCTCTTAGAAATTATATGATCCCATACCCTATGTGCGACCTTGTCCCATTTCGCCTCTAATAATAAGTCTTTTAGTTTGATCATTATAGATCCAATATTCTTACGCCACCCTGTGATACATGACTAAACTTAAATTTCTTAGCGCCTTTCAATACTTTTATTACCCCTTTTCTAAAAATAATCCATTCAGCTGCTGTACCCTTATCAACTATCTTTGATATTGCGTCATCTAAACCTTTTTGAAAATCTGAGGGTTTTCTGACATACGGTAACTTTTTTAATTGATTGACGATATCTACTTGTGTATACAATTCATCATTTTCTATAAAATCAATTTGTCCTATATCATCTGCGGTTTCTATTGGCTTAATAGTTTTTGTAATTGGCTTTCTATTAGGCCCGATAAATTTGATTTGATTAAAACCTGTATCTTCTACTGCTGTTAAATTTGATGCTATTACATAAAAATCTCTAAATGTTTTCAAATCAGTCTTGTTCCATTCTCCCGTGCTTATTGTTGTTTTTCTTGCTATCATTTCTTTAGATACTTGAATAAAATCTTGATCAGGCATTATGTCCTCTGCACCCATTGTATCAAATATCTTTTCTAAAGTTAATAGCGTATCTAACACCTGTCGCCAAAAACCATGTTGCGCAACATTACCCTCAACACCTACACGAATTGCTGTGCTTGGTCCTTTTGTCCCATAATCTTTAACCTCATATTTTGTTCCGCCAACTAATAAATCAAAAGATACACCGCCACCCTGTATTTGAGAATTTTTAACTACATATCCTAACCAAATCTCTCCTGTCCCAATACCTTTTGCATTTAATGCGTACATTGCTTTTTCAACAGTTCCCTTTACTTTCATATTATGCGCTGGTTTTGCAAGACGTCCTAGTGAAGCAACAAATTCTGTTGCTGCTTTTGATGTTTTTATTGTTTTGATGTACACTTTAGCTGACTTTCTAATATCAGTTGTTGAACATGTTTTATCTATAAAGTAATTAAAATCTGCAGTTTTATCTTTAGCTTCTAATGCTTCTTTTAATTCATCACTTATCCAATCGCCTTTTGTTGCCTCATACAAAACTGAATTAATAACTTCTTCATCTAAATGTTGCTTAAGCTCTTTCTTAACTAAAAAGATATGATTTGGATCTTTAAGATCTATCATCCCATCTGATGTTTGATATGATGCGTTATCTATTGCATCGCTTATAACTTTACTTATGTCCATTTACTCTCTCCGTAATATCTTTCATCGAACCATACCCTAATCCAGCCTTAATTTTAACTGGAAAGGAACCGCCCTGTAGAATTTCTTTTAACTCTAATACTGTTCTGAGTCCCTCTGTCCTATCAAGGTCGAACAGAAAACTATCATACGTATATAATATCATGTTCGTACTACGAGGCTCCAAATATTTTTGAACCTTCTTAATTGTTTCAATATTTTGCTCTGTTTCATATGACTGAATAAAATAATTTAATACCTTATTTTTATTTGCTTCAAGTATTATGCTAGATGCAAACTTACGTTTATAAATATGTGTTTTAAACTGTTTATGGATCTTAAAATGATTGTATAGAGAGCTAGCCATTTCTTTAATTTTATAGAAAAAAGGATTATCGTCTTTGCTAACTTTGACATCCCCATATAAAATTTGCCATGAAATCTTCTTGGAATCATCATATGAAGAATTATAAACATTGTCAGCAAAGTATTGATGAAGTGATATATCTGTTGGTATATTATATTTAAGTAATTTTGCAAGTATTCTAAGATGAAATGCATCATAGTCAAATTCAACTAACATACCCTTATCAAATCTAGATATGATTTGAGCTCTTGTGCCATCATTCTTATTTAGTGCACCAAAGTTTATACCACGAAATGTATTAGATGGCCTTCCTGTAGTTGTAAGTATGTTATAGTTTGAATATCCATAACCATTTTTAAATACAGCATCGAATTTTCCTCTTTGGAGTTTCAATCCTGGTTTTTCTAATTTTGCTAATGTTATCAATGCCTGATTATATTTGATAAAACCTCTATCTACAGGTATTTTATGTTTTGCTATTTTACTTAATTTATTTCTAGAGTACTCCAGTACCTTTACTAATGGCACTATTTTATTCATACTAAATTCATTATGATTAAGCTCATATATGTGTTCAAAAATATAAGGTCTTGTAATGTCTTCTAATTTTATTTTATTTAAATGGCACAATAACGATGCATCATAGACATTAGTAAATCCTGTGATGTGATAGAATTCTTTTGCAGAGTCTGTCCAGAATCTTTTTGCTGATGATAGCAGTGATATATCTAAATCTTCCCCTAAAGATTCAGAATGACTAAATACAATATCAACGATATTATCATCATATTGCAATGTTGCAGAAACAATACTACTCTCAGCAGGATGTTTTCTATAGTCCTCATGTACTATAACAATTACGACATCTTTACCGCGGATATTGTCAACTAGACTTTGATACTCTTGTTGTGTTTCTATAACCAATTTTAAAACCTTTCTTATATATATTGTTTCATTTAGTCAAATTGAAGAATTTTTTCTTTATGTAATTGTGTAGGTGGTAATATTTCTGAGATACCGGGCATTTCACCTTCTGCTTTTTTTAACACTTTTGAATTATAAAAAATTGCTTCTTCCTGTGTTCCTGAAACTTTCCAATTAATTGTAATAAATTTATAAGAATTAGTTAATGTACGCCCTGATACTTCTATAATTTGTGCATCTTTTTCTAACTTACTTTTGGCAAATGTCCTCTTAATAATATTACTTTTAAATTTTATATTTTTAGAGGTTTTATAAATTTGTTTTGGATAATCATCGCGGCTCTTTCCAGGCTTGAGTGATTGATAAGTTTCTTGTAGTACTTTTTGTTTTCTCACAATTTGTTTATTATTTACATTTAATAGATACGCTACAGACTTGGTCTTTAGATAATAAATACTATATTTTTGTTCACGTCTTACAGGTTCATTATTATCTAAGTATTTGAACTCACCAATTCTAGTTAGAAACGGTCCTTCTGATCTTTCTATTTGTGACTTATCCAGGTTCATTATTCAAAATCCTCCGGTTCTCCTTCTAATCCTTCGTCATTATCCCATGGGCCTGGTAAGTATGCCTCCTTACCTTTTAATCTTCCTCCTCTGTCCATACTGTCTATTACTTCGGGCACATCGTTTATGTCACCTGTTGTTGTCCATTCTTGCATGTATTCATTATAAGCTTTCTCAATTTTTTCTCTTGTATCTTTCATATCTTTTTCTATTCCAGCAGT